AGCGATATGGACCAATTCTTGTTCTGACTTTGCTTTCGAAACTTCGACCTTCTTCGCCTTGGCTTCAGCCCGCTGCATTTCTTTGAGTTCGCCTGCCAATTGTTTCACCGTCCGGCCCATCACGGGATAGACGTGATCGCAGCGCGGGCATTGCGGCGCTGGGGCGTGGACGTGGAAGCACTGCGGGCAGTGCCGGACCTGGACGGGATCTTCGTCGTCGTCGCCCTCGGCGACCCGGCGCTTCCGCTTCTCGCGACCTTCAAGCGACCATTCCCGGTCGTCGTCGGGCAGGCCGTGCTTCAGGGCGTTGCCGGCATGGTCGAGGATGATGGCTTCCGACTTGCCCTCGGCGATGCGGAGGGCGCGGCCGACCTGCTGCAGGTAGAGGCTGACCGACTTTGTCGGTCGCAGCAGGATCGCCACTTCCATGGCCGGCAGGTCGAAGCCCTCGGACACCAGATCCACCGAGGACAGGATCTCGACCTTGCCGGTGACGAATGCGGCAATCAGCCGGTCCCGTTCTTCGGTGTCGGTGTTGCCGTCGATGTGGGCGGCGCGGAAGCCGGCGGCCTGGAAGCGTTCAACCACGGCCAGGCTGTGCTTTACCGAGACACAAAACACCATGGCGCGTTTGCCGCGCGCCAGGCGAGTGTAGTGCTCGACGGCGTCGCCGATCAGGGTCGGCTTTTCCATCGCAGCCGACAGTTCGCCCCGGGCGTAGTCGCCGGCCCGGTTGGCGATCCCGGTCAGGTCAGGCAGGGTCGGCGCATAGAGCCGATACGGCGACAGGTAGCCGTTCTCGATCAGCCACGCGACCTTGGGGCCGCGAACAATTCGCTGGAACCAACGGCCGAGGCCGGTGCCGTCCAGCCGCTCCGGGGTGGCTGACAGACCGACCACCTTGGCCGTCTTGAAATGATCGATGACATCCGACCACGTCTTCGCCGCGACATGGTGGGCTTCGTCGGGCACGATGAGGTCGAACTGACCGGCCCAGTCCAGCCGGTTCGCAAGCGTGTTGATCAATGCGATTTGCACCGGGGCATGACGATCGCCAGTCATTCCGGATGCGATGAGGCCGTGCGGAATGCCGACCTTGCCGAAGGTCTTTGCGGTCTGGGTCAGCAGTTCCCTGCGATGGACGATGAACAGCGCCCGCCGGCCCTTGCGTGCGGCAGTACCGCACATGCTAGCCGCCAGGATGGTCTTGCCGGCGCCGGTCGGGGCGTTCAGCAGCACCGACCGCACTTCGCGAAGCGCCATCCGTGCGTTTCGGATCATTTCGTCCTGATAGTCGCGAAGGACGACCGTCATGCCGCACCCCCGAGTTCGAGGGCGATGCGTTCGACATGACTGATGCGACGGCCGAGCCAGCGCATCACGTTGCAGGCCATCGAATTGCCGAGGGCCTTGTAGCGGACGCCGTCAGGCGTCCAGTTACGCCGGCCATAGGGAACGTCGGTGTACCGGTCCGGAAAGCCCTGTAGCCGCTCGCACTCCAACGGTGTCAGTCGGCGGACCCGCCATCCCGCCGTGACGCATTGCGTCATCGGATCGGTGTCGAGCGGACCCGATAGATTGACCTGGGAGATCGGGTCCTGTCTGGCGTTAAAGTTGATCGGCACCAACGGGGTGCCGCGCCCGGTGCCGTCCTCCGAGGCATCGAAACCTTCCGCCCGAAGGGTGTGCGCCACCAAGGTGGACAGGCCGTGGTTCAAGTCCTGGCCGCTGCACCCCTGTAGACGGCCATAACTGGCGTCGGTGGTCCCGGCCGTCGGGTGTGCGATGAAGGTCTCGGATTCGAAGTCGCCATGACCAGTGCCGCCCTTAGCGCGGCAGGCGGTGGCGACTTGGATCGGCCCTCGGGTGTCGTTGCCGCCGAAGGCGAGCGCGGCAGGCATGCCGGTTCGCGCCGGAACGGGAACGACCCGTCCTTCGGCCAGATCCTTACCGCTCGGCCCGCCGTCGCTGGCCGTCAGGGTCGCGGCGACGGGGATGTCGTCGAGGCTGTACCCGCCACGGCCACGAGCGCCGCCAGCAAGGGTTCCGGCAACGCTTTCTGCCGTGCTTCGGCGCGGCGAAGAATTCCCAAACAGGCTTTCGCCGTCAAATAGAACCGCCGCGGGATATCGGAAGTCGGTTCCAGAATGTCCGACAACGAACACACGTCTTCGTCTTTGAGGGACAGCCCTTCCGTACCCGTCCACTCGCACGTACTGAGCGTCGAGAACTCGGTAGGCCCACCCATACCTGAGTTCGGCCAAGCCGCCGAGGAAGGCGCCAAAATCTCGCCCGGCATTACTGGACAGAACTCCGGGCACATTTTCCCAAATGCACCACCTTGGGCGATAGCGCTCAAGGATCGCGAGATAGACCAGCGCGAGGTTTCCGCGAGGGTCAGCCAGTCCCGTGCGAAGTCCCGCGAGGCTGAAGGACTGGCATGGGGTTCCACCCACGAGAAGATCGAAAGTTGATCCGCTTTCCGCTGCCGGGCCTGCGCTGCCTTCGAAGCCATCGGGCCATGTCCTGAACTGGGTGATGTCGCCGAGGTTCGGCACTGTCGGGTAATGATGAGCGAGGACAGCCGACGCGAAATCATGGCCGCGAATGTAGTCGTGATCCGGGTCGTACTGGGCGAAGAAGACCGGCCGCCAACCGAGGGGTTCCCAGGCGACTGATGCCGCCTCAATCCCGCTGCACACGCTGGCGAACCTCATGCCGGCACCTCGGCGAGGTCCGAGGGCAGCCGACCGAGGGTGCCAAGGGCGTAAAGGACCGTGGAGTAATGCCGACCGAACAGGGCGCCGATTGCAGTGGAAGACGCCCCTGGATAAGCGGCCGCAACGGCGCGGATCGCGGCATTGCGGGCTCGGCAGACTGCCACGGTGCGGCGCCTGCCCATGATCACCTTCACCGGCAGCCCATGGGCGACCGCAACCTCCTCGACTTCCGGCGGGATCTCGTCGAACGTGACCGCCGGAAAGAAGTGCATCCGGTTGGCTTCTGACCGGCAGTGGATCTGCACTGGGGCAACACGAAGAGCGCGGATGTCGGAGGCGATCCGTCCGACGGTGTGGGACTGCATGCCGAAGACTTCGCCGACGGCATGCAGTGGTAGGTCGGGGCGGCGGCTGACGATGGCGCGAACGGCCTCGTGGCGGGCGGCCTGAATTGCCCGGGTCCGCCGGGGGCTGACGAGGTGGTGCGACGGGAGGCCGTGCTGCGCTGCCACTTCGCGGACAATGGCCATTGGGTCGGGTAGTTGGGGGCAGGGTGGGGGGTTCATTCCGTGCGTCCAGAATTCGGCTTGGGCGCGTGGGATCCGCAGTACCACCGGCCTGGATTACCGAGCCGCAGGCTGACGCCGACACCGTGGGTACCGAGTCCACCGCAGACGAAGCAGGGGTGCAGGAACGCGGTGCCGCCGCCCTTGATAGGGACCAGGCGGGGGCGCCTGTCTGAGTGATCCGAAAGGGTCACGGGTTCTTTTGCGTATGACAACATGCATTGCAGTTTGCAAATCATAGCGGTGCGTCGCAAGCGCTATATTGCTGAAACGCAAAAAATCTAGAAAAGATCTAGGAGTTGAAGTCTATATGGCTATGAAGTGTCATATGAGTTGGCATAATGGCAACTCAAGTGGTCCCAAGCAGGTCGGTAGCATCAAGATCAATGCCGCGACTTTTGGCGTTATCAAGTAACGCCGGCCAATATTTGACAGGAATCTGGCCGACTTTTTGACCGCGTCGCTTCGTTGACGACCAACAACTGACGGTCGATTTGTCGACGCCAAGGATTTTCGCAAGAGTGGCCGGGCTTCCGTTCGCCAGCCGACTGACGACCACTTGCAGCGGCGTATCCGCGTTCATTCTTGAGTCCTTCTAATTCCCAGAAACGTGTTAAACATGGTCAGATGTGGGATTCGACTGCCGCGTATTGGCCTTGACAGCCAAACAGGCGACGCGCAGATTTGCGCGGAAATTCAGGGACCACGGGAACATTTAAACCGTCAAGTGCGTTGCGGCCAGAACGTTGGCGTTTCGCAAATTGGACGGAGAAAGCGCGTCATGCACATGCCGGTGAATACCGATTGGTTCAAAGAGACGATCAACGCCAAGAAGTTGACACAACGCGATGTCGCTGAAGCCATCGGCGTCGACCCCGCCACGCTGACGCTGTTGTTTCAGGGCAAGCGCAAAATGACGCTGGACCGTGCAAAGGCACTGAGCCGGGCCATGGGGGTCAGCCTGCACGATGTCGCCAACAACTCCGGGCTTGAGGCTTCGGACGTCGACGACCGTATCGACATCATCGGGACAATCGACGGGGAAGGGGTCATCCACGTCCAAGGTGACCCCATCGGCACGGCGATTTGCCCGGAACCACCCTGCGACGGATCGGTGGCCGTGATGTTCCGAGCTTCGGCCGGCATTCAAGCATTCCAGGGCTTTAATGGTTTCCTCGCCTTTCTCGGCCCACAACAGGAACTTGGTTCGCCCGTCCTTCTCGAAGTCCTCGACCGACTGGCTGTCGTAAAGTTGAAGGGTCGATCCGATCCGCTATGGCGGATCTTGCGGCGCGGGACTGACCGAGATCACTATCATTTGGTTTGGCCGGGTCTGGAGCCTTTGGAGGATCAAGAAGTGGAATGGGTTCGACAAGTTCAGATGATCCGCCCGCGCTAAGCAGTAGATTTTAGAGTTTTTGAACAGCCGTCCCGAGCCGGGATGGCTGTTTTATTTTTCTAAACGTTGATTTGCATTTGCGTCAATTGCCGTAGCGGCACTAGATATTTCTGCATTACATAATTTGTTGCCTTAGTGTCATTTTTACGGGATTGTTCCGGCCGTGAGATGCCGAAAATAAAGTCAAAACACCCCTGAGAGCCGCCATTCGGCACCGCAAAACGTCAATCACGTTGTTTTACCGTAAACACCCCCCTTGAACCATCAAGCCGGTTTGCGTATTACAAAGTATGCGAAGCCATCCGATGGAGTCGGGTGTCGTCTAATTGAGTGGCCCAGAGGGGCAGATCAGGAAACGACCAAATGGCAGTAGTCCCAACGTCCGCTAGTCGGGCGAACGAAGAAGCGCGCCCAAAGGCTGGCCGGTCGCGTGCGAAGTCTGTGCGTCAGGTCTACCCTTACACGGACGCAATATGGATGCGACCGAAGACGGAAGATATGTGGCACGCCTACCGCTCCGATGACGTGACCGCGACTTCGGCAGCGGCACTGTTCGGCGTCAGTCCCTATGAGACGCTGTTCGAACTGTACCACCGGAAGGCTGGCACCCTCACCGCCGAATTCGAGACCACGGAGCGGATGCGCTGGGGCAATCGCCTGCAGGACGCCATCGCCGAGGGGATCTGCGAAGACAATGGATGGCGCATCCTGAATCGGGAACGTTTCCTGTACTGCCGTAGCCGGCGCTTCGTGAATATGGGGTGCAGTCCAGACTACATCGTGCTCTGCCCGACCCGGGGCGTCGGTGTCCTCGAAATCAAGAACGTCGATCGCTTCATCGCCCGCGCCCAGTGGCAGGAAGGCGATGACGACGAGGCCGAGGCGCCGGTCCACATCGAGATGCAATTGCAGTTTCAGTTGGAGTGCACCGAACTGCCGTGGGGCGCCATCGGCGGCCTGATCGGCGGCAACGAGTCCCGCGTCATCATCCGCGATCGAGACGTTGAAGCCGGCCTCGAAATCGGGCGCCGCATCGATGATCTGTATCGGCGGATCCGAGACCGAGAACCGCCGCCGCCGGACTACCTCGCCGACTACGACGCCATCCGTCGGCTCTACAGATCCGCCGATGTCGGGACGGTGCTCGACCTGAACGACTCCGAGGAATCCGACCCAGGCACAGCCGCGCGCATCGCTGAACTGGTCGAGCGTAAGAAGGTCGCGGATGCCGCCTTCAAGGCCGCCGAGGAAGACAAGAAGCGCGCCGCCGCCGAGTTGCTGGAAACGGTCGGCGATTTCGAAACCGTCATCCTGCCGGGTGCTCAGTTCAAAATCTCCGCAACAACGATCCATTGCGCCGAGCGGACGGAAGTCAAGAAGGCGTACAGCTACAGAAACCTGCGGGTCTCGAAGATCTCGTCGCCAAAATCGAAGTAACCAAACCCCGAGGACAGCAAATGTCGAGCAACGCATTAACGACCACGACCGAGGGGGCCGGCAGCGCCATGAGCGTTTTCGGATCCGTCTCCGGCTTCGAACTGGCCCAGCGCATGGGCAAGGCCCTCGCCGAGTCCTCCCTCGTGCCGGAAGCCTACAAGGGCAACATGGGTTCCGTCCTGATCGCCCTGGACATGGCCGGCCGCGTCAACGCCAGCCCCATGATGGTGATGCAGAACCTGCACATCATCGAAGGGCGGCCGTCCTGGGCGTCCACCTTCGTCATCGCCGCGCTGAACTCGTGCGGTCGCTTCGGGCCGCTGCGGTTCCGTGTCACCGACCTGGGGCAGCGCGAGGTTTCGTATAGCGGGTGGGGCGACCAGAAGGGCGAGCGCGTCACGAAGAAGATGACGATCGCCGACCGTGAGTGCGTCGCCTATGCCGTCGAGAAGACCAGCGGCGAGGTGCTGGAAGGGCCGCCCGTCACCATCACCATGGCCGTCGCCGAAGGCTGGTACCTGAAGAAGGGCAGCAAGTGGCAGACCATGCCGGACCTGATGCTGCGCTACCGGTCCGCCAAGTTCTTCGGCAACCTCTACGCTCCCGACATCCTGATGGGCATGCCCTCGGCGGACGAGGCCGAGGACTTCACGACCATGCGCGACATCACCCCGGTGACCCCG